ACCGACGACACGGCCGCGCCGGTCGGCGACGCACTGGGCTTCAAGCGCGTGACGATCGCCCAGTCCCGCGAGCTGCGCGAGCTGATGGCCCGCATCGAGCAGCGCTCCGGCAAGAAGGGCGTCGAGGCCCTGATTTACGTCCTTTCCGCGGCCTGAAAGAGTAAGTAAGGACTTATTTAGCGTGAGCAACGACAACGTCATCGCCTTCGGATCGCGCAAGCCGCTCGAACAGCACCAGGCCGAAGAGGCCGCGGCCGCGCTCGCGATCGAGGAGGCTGAGGAGAAGCGGGCAACCGAGCATCAGGCGCTCTGTCTGTCGACCCTGGACAAGCTCAAGGGCCTGGTCGAGGCCGGCCGGCTGTCTGGTCTGATCATCCTGGGCCGCGACCCGCAGACCAAGCTCTTCCTCACCGAGACGGTGCTCGACGCAACGGTGACGCCGGCCACCGAGATGTTCGCCTATGTCGGCGTCGTCGAGACCCTGAAGGTCGAGCTCACCGAATACGCCTCAATGGCGCCCGCTCTGATGACCGACGGCTCCGTCAACGATCCCTGGGCCGAGGTTGAGGACGAAGAGGAGTTCGCGGAATGACCACCTACGTCATCGACCGCAAGTTCACGACCTCCGTCGAGCGCACGCCGCGCGTCCTGGAGCTGGCCGAGGCCTTCGGACTGGGTCTCTCGGACAAGGAGTTCGTCGTCTACGACAACCTGCCGATCGAGGTGAAGCAGGGCGACATCGTCTACATCACCGGCCAGTCCGGTTCCGGAAAGTCTCTGCTGCTGAAGGATCTCTCGGCGCAGATGATGGCCGGCTCTCTCAGCGTGGCCGACCTCAACAAGGTCGAGCTCGAGGAGAAGCCGGTCATCGAGCTCGTCGGCTCGTCGACCAACGACGCGACCGACCTCCTGGCCAAGGCCGGGATCTCCGACGCCTGGATCTATATCCGCAAGCCTTCCGAGCTCTCGGACGGCCAGCGCTACCGCCTCAAGCTCGCCGTGCTGATGAACTCGGACGCGCAGGTCTGGGTGGCCGACGAGTTCGGCGCCGTGCTCGACCGCGTCACGGCCAAGGCGGTCGCCTTTTCCATGCAGAAGGTCGCGCGGCGCCTGGGCAAGACCCTGATCGTGGCCACGACCCACACCGACCTGGTCGAGGAGCTCGCGCCCTCGCTGACCATCACCAAGCGCTTCCGCGAGAAGGTGGAAGTCGTCACCGGAGAGGCACGCTGATGGAGATCGTCTACGCCCTGGTCGTGTCGCTCATGATGAACGGCGAAGTCCGCACGACGCTCTATCAGGCGCCGAGCTGGAAGGCCTGCACTGCGGCCGTGAAGGCCTTCACCCAGACGCCGACGCCGGAAGGCACCCGCGACGCCCGGATGACCTGCGTTTCGAGCGCGCTCGATCCGCTCAAGGGCACGAGGCCGATCTGATGACCCCGCTCGAGATCCTCGGCGCCGGCGTGATCATCTCCGTGATCATCTGGTGCGCCATCCAGCTCGCCCCGACCCAGGTCGTCATTCACATGACGGCCGAGGATCGCGACCACCACAAGGACGAAGACCAGTGACCGAGCTTGCCACTCTCATTCTGATGGGCGTCGGGGTCTGGTTCGCGCTCGATTTCGCGCTCATGCTGCTCGTCGTGCTCATCATCGTGCGCTGGCTGCGTCAGGGAAGCTCTCAGGAGCTCAGGGGCGGCCGCCGCGATGTTTCCTGACACTCTGACGCTCATCGAGCGCAACGACGCTCCCTGCGCTCGCTTCTCGCTGATGGACGATATGTTCGTCACGCGCGGGACCAAGGCCGATTGGGATCTGCTCCACGACCTGCACTACAAGGCCGAGAAGCTGCCGATCGGGCCGCGGTTCTGGAAGCTCGAGCTCTATGGCGAGACCATCGGCGTCCTGGTCACGGGCACGCCGAAAGGCATGCTGCGCGAGCGCCACATCGTCTTCCCGAACCTGAAGCCCGGCGCCGGCGAGACCCGGCTGACGAACACGAACCGCTACAACTACATCAACGCCAATTTCCGGGTGATCTCGCGCTTCGTGGTCGACACCATGTATCGCGGCATCGGCGCCGGCTACCGCATGATGAACCTGGTTTCGCGCATGGAGGGCAACACCTTCATGGAGATCCAGAGCTCGATGTCCAAGTTCAACGTCTTCGGCCAGAAGGCGGGCTTCCGCTTCGTGAAGCCGATGAACGCGAACAAGTATGAGCCGGTCATGAAGTGGTTCCGGCTGAACTTCGCCGCCTCGCCCCAGGACTTCGAGGCGATCCTGGCCGAAGCCGAGAGCAGGTCTGCCGAAGAGCAGGTCCGGCTGCTGGACGCCGCGCGCGAGTTCTACATGCGCAACTCGGCGCTGGAGAACACCAGCAACGGTGGCGCGGCCGCCGATCGCCGGGTCGCTGCGATGACGATGCGCGACACCGTCAAGGGGATCCAGCAGATCGGCCTGGCCTCGCCGATGTATGGCATCTGGAAGTGCCCGGATCCGAAGGGCACGGTTCCCGATCGCCTGCCGCTGCGCGCCTTCGAGAAACAGGGCCCGAACGCCCGCCTGGTGCTGCCGTGAAGCCGCGCCGGACGGAGAAGCAGAAGGAGCTCATGGGCCTGATCCTGAAGGCGGCCGGGGAGGGGAAGTTTCTCACCGTGACCGAGCTTCATGCCCAGATCTCCTATCCCGCAAGCTATGGCGCCGTCCGGATCTCTCTGAACTTCCTGGAAGGGCAGGGGATGATCGAAAAGACCAAGCAAGGACAGCACACGCTGCTGGTGCCGACTGATAGAGGATACGACTGGTTCCGACCCCGGACGAGCTGATTTCCCTGCCTTCGCCCTTCTATTATATATAGATAGTAAGTAAATGCTTATTTATATATAATAGTAGGGCGAAGGCAGGGAAAGCGGACTCATCCGGATGCGTTCCCGTCCACGAAAGTAAGTAAGCATTTTACCTATGAGCGAGACCGAAGACACTCTGGCAGAAGGCACCGGCTCCGTCGGACGCAGGCTTTCCGATGCCGAATTTGCCGAGGCCAAGGAGCTCTACGAGCTTGGCCAGCTCGGCCTGGTCGAGCTCGCCGACAAATACGGCGTTTCGCGCCAGGCTCTGAGCAAGCGTCTGAAGGGCGCCGGCGCCGTGAAGGGCTCCCGGGCTCATGAGATCGCCGCGGCCGCGTCTGCTGCAGCCAAGAGTGCGGCTGCGTCCTCTGCTGCTGCAGTGGCCGAGCGCTTCGCCGACAAGCGCGCAGAGTGGATCGAGGAGACCCGGCTCGAGGGTGTGCAAGCCCTGAAGCAGGCAAGGCTGCTGGCGCGCAAGACGGTCGCAGATCAGCTCAGGCTGGGCTCGACGGGCGCGGCTGCCCCGATGGCTGCAATCGACGACGATCTGAAGGCCATCGCCCGCTTCAACAAGATCCTCATCGACAACATCTCGGAGGCGCTCCGGATCCTGAAGAGCGACGAGCTGATCGAGGAGGACAATCTCCCGACCCTGCAGATCTCCGATCTGACGGACGCCGAGATCCTGGATCACCACAAGGCGACCGGCGCGCTGCCGGAAGACGCCACGATCGAGGACATGCTGTCTGAGACCCTCGAGGTCGAGGTCTGATGTCGGCCGAGGTTTCCCAGCGTGCGATCTGCACGTCGCTGAAGCTCCACCGCGGCCAGAAGGTCGTGATGGCGTCCAAGCGCCGCTTTCGCGTGGTCGTCGCCGGCCGCCGCTGGGGCAAGACGCAGGTCTCCAAGATCAGCCTGGTCGTGAAGGCGGCCCAGAAGCGCAAGCAGCTGGTCTGGTATGTCGCGCCGACCTACTCGATGGCCCACGACATTCTCTGGGAGGATCTCAAGCAGTCCATCCCGCGCGCCTGGATCGCCAAGATCCACGAGACGCGCATGTCGATCCATCTGATCAACGGCTCGCTCATCCAGCTCAAGGGTGCCGACAAGCCCGACTCGCTGCGCGGCGTCGGTCTGCACTTCGTCGTCATCGACGAGGCCCAGGACATCAAGGAAGAGACCTGGGAGACGGTCCTCCAGCCGACGCTGGCCACGACCAACGGCAAGGCGATCTTCATCGGCACGCCGAAGAGCTACAACTGGCTCTACGACAAGTTCATGCTCGGCCAGGCGGGCCCGATGGTGAAGGACCACCGCGGCCGGATGGTGCCCAATGAGTGGGAGAGCTGGCAGTTCCCGACGATCACCTCGCCGTTCATCCCGCGCAAGGAAATCGCCGCGCGCCGGCTGTCGATGGATTCGCGCTCCTTCCGTCAGGAGTTCGAGGCCTCCTTCGAGACCATGTCGGGTCGGGTCTATTACGGCTTCGACCGCAACGAGCACGTCCAGGATTGCCCGTTCAATCCGCGGCTGCCGATCTATGTCGGCATGGACTTCAACATCGACCCGATGTCGTCGATCGTCATCCAGGAGCAGCCCAATGGCGAGATCTGGGTGGTCGACGAGGCGGTGATGTATGGCTCGAACGTCCAGGAGACGGCCGACGAGCTGTCGCGGCGCTACTACCGCTACATGAACCAGATTTCGCTCTATCCCGATCCGGCCGGCAACAACCGCAACCACGACCGCGGCGAGACCTCGCTGCAGATCCTGCGCGAATCCGGCTTCAAGACGATCTATTTCAAGCGCAAGCACCCGGCCGTCCAGGACCGTGTCAACGCGGTCAACCGTCTGCTGCGCACGGCCGAGGGCACGGTGCGACTGCGTGTCGATCCCAAGTGCCGCAAGTTCATCGATAGCCTCGAGCAGACCATCTACAAGGAAGGCTCGCGCGAGGTCGACAAGACGCAAGGGACCGAGCACGCGACCGACGCTTTCGGCTACTATGCAGACTTCCGGCACCCGATGCGGAAGGCGACGATCCTTGGTGTGTCCATTTAGGCTTGTAAATAAGTAAGCATTTACTTATCATTGGGGACTCTGAAGAACGGAACCCCGATGACCTCGACCACTCAAACGGATGTGCTGCGCAGCTTCTACGAGCGCCGTCATCCCGCCTATGCGGACCTGGTCGGGCACTGGGCCTTCCTCGAGGCTGCCTATCGGGGCGGTCGCGCCTGGTTTGGCTCGAACATCTTTCGCTACTTCAAGGAAGGCGATCAGGAGTTCTCTCAGCGCCTCGAGCGCGCCTATCGCTTCAACCACACCCGCGAGGTCGTCGAGCTCGTCCAGAAATACCTGTTCAAGGGCGAGATCACCCGCAACATCTCGGACGCGCCCGAGCACGTCACCGACTTCTGGAAGCACGCCACCCTGACCGGCCTCGACATCAGCCAGCTGATGCGCCAGGTCTCCGTCGGCAAGTCGGTGGGCGGCCGTGTCGCGGTCGTGGTCGACAACAACTTCCAGGTCATGACGGTCGCTCCCGCGACCGCGGACGAGGCGCCGAGCGTGCGCCCGGTCTCCATCAAGGAAGCGCGCGAGCAGAACTACCGCATCTACGCCTATGTCGTCGGCGTGAAGGACATCCTCGACTACGCCTTCGACGAGGACGGCGATGGCGAGCTGCTCTGGATCAAGCTGCGCGAGGTCTATCGCGACGACAAGGATCCGATCGAATCCACGGGTGAGCTGAAGGAGCGCATCCGGCTGTGGACGCGCACCGACTGGACCGAGTTCGAGGAGCTGGCCACCGGCGCCCAGGTTCGCCTGGCCGACGGCAAGCTCTCCAACGAGATCAAGGTCCAGATCACCAAGAGTGAGCCGCACAATCTCGGCTTCGTGCCCGTCTACCTGGCCGACCACACGATCTGCGAGGATCTGTATCGGCCGAGCGGGCTGATCGACGACATCGCCTATCTCGATCGCGCGGTCGCCAACTACCTGTCGAACCTGGACGCCATCATCCAGGACCAGACCTTCTCCCAGCTCGCGATCCCGGCCCAGGCGATCCAGCAGGGCGACGACATCTTCACCAAGGTGCTCGAGATGGGCACCAAGCGGATCTTCCTCTACGACGCGGGGCAGGGGTCTTCGGCCAAGCCCGAATACCTGTCGCCCGACCCCAAGCAGGCCGGCGTGATCCTGTCGGTGATCAACAAGATCATCAACGAGATCTACCACACCATCGGCCTGGCCGGTGAGCGCACCAAGGAAGACAACGCCGTCGGCATCGACAACTCGTCGGGTGTCGCCAAGGCCTATGACTTCGAGCGGGTGAACTCGCTGCTGCTGAGCAAGGCGCAGATTTGCCAGAACGTCGAGAACTGGATCGTCAAGACGGTCCTGGCCTGGGCCGGGCAGCCGGCGCCGACGGACAACCTCGTCACCTATCCGACGACCTTCGACATCGCGAACCTGAACGACGAGCTGGTCACGGCGGAAGCCCTGGCGAAGCTGCAGGGTCCGATCGAGGTTCGCCGCGAGCAGATGCGCGGAATGGTCGACAAGATCTTCCCGCAGCTGAAGAAGGAGCTTCGCACCAAGCTCCGTGAAGACATCGACGGCTGGCTCGAGGGCACTGACCTCCTGCCGGCCCCGAGCGCCTTTGGAGCCAAGCCGGCCGCTGCCGGCTCGCGCCAGGGCGAAGTCACCCGCAACACCAACCGTTCCACCACCAAAGCGCCCGCCAAGTAACCGCGCGAGCGCTGACCGTAGACCGATCCGGCCGAGATACTGGCCACAACACGCTTACAGGCAGCCCGAGAAACTGGGCAAAGGAGAAGACCATGACCAAGAATACCGAGATCGTCCGTCTGGGCGGTAGCGCCAACTTCCTCGCGTCGACCAGCCGCTTCATGCCGCGGGTGATGTTTGCGCCCGAAGACGGCACCGGCAGCGGTGACGAGGGCGACAAGACCAAGGACGAGACCAAGACCGACGAGACCAAGTCGGGCGACGAGAAGAAGACCGACGAGTCCAGCGCCGGCGCCGGCAAGACGAACGAGGATGCCGACAAGGCCGCCCTGCTGCGCGAGGTGATGGACAAGAAGAACAAGCTTAAGGAGACGGCGACCGAGCTCGACGCGGCCAAGGCTGCGCTGAAGGCGTTCGAGGGCATCGATCCGGTCAAGGTGCGCGAGCTCCTGCAGAAGGAAGTCGACGCTGCGAAGGCCGCGGCTGAGGCCAAGGGTGACTTCGAGCGCGTCAAGGCGATGATCGTCGAGGAGCACGGCAAGGAGAAGCAGACGCTTGCCCAGCAGCTCGCCGATCTGACGAAGCAGCTCCAGGCCAAGGATTCGATCATCGACGGCCTCACCGTCGGCAACGACTTCGCCAGCTCCAACTTCATTCTGAAGGAGACGACGCTGTCGCCGGCCAAGGCGCGCAAGCTCTATGGCGACCACTTCGAGGTGAAGGACGGCCGCACCGTCGCGTTCGACAAGCCGGCCGGGTCCAAGGACCGCACCGAGCTGACCGGCGCCGACGGCAAGCCGCTGAAGTTCGACGAGGCGTTCAAGCGCATCATCGACGCCGATCCGGACAAGGACTCGCTGCTGCGCGCGACCGTCAATGCGGGCGCCGGCTCCAAGACTGTCGCTGAAAAGGCTGCCGAAAAGACCAAGGCTTCCGGAAAGTTCGGCATCGACCGGATCCGCGGGAACCTGGCCGATCTCGTCGACGGCTGAGCCCAGCATTCCTTATAGCGAAAAAAGTAAGCGAGTGCTTACTTTTTTTCCTTGCGATCAAGCCCGTCGTTGGATTACAGTAAGTAAGCGTTTACTTACTTAGTCCACGACGGGCTTTGTTCACACGAGAAGGAATCGAAATGCCGCTTCTGTATACCGAAGCCGCGAAACTGGCCGAGGACGATCGCCAGCGCGGCATTATCGAGGAGCTCCTCGACAAGGAAGAGTTTTTCGCCCTGGTGCCCTACACCAAGGTGAAGGACGACGTCTATTCCTACGACCGCGAGAAGACCCTGCCGTCCGTCGGCTGGATCGACCCGTATGACGACATCGAAGAGTCGACCGCGACCTTCGAGAACGTCTCGACCAAGCTGAAGATCATGGCTGGTCAGTTCGACATCTCGAACTTCATCTCCGAGGTGAAGTCGGATCTCTACGACCAAATCGCTCTGCAGGCCAAGCAGAAGATCAAGGCCGTGACCTGGGAGATCAAGAACGCGATCGTCAACGGCAACAACACGGCGAACGCCAAGCACTTCGACGGCCTCAAGAACCTCGTCGTGCCGGAGCGGACCCTGCTCGCTGGTGCCAACGGTGCGGCTCTGTCCTACTCGCTGCTCGATGAGCTGAAGGATGCGGTTCCGCTCGGCGCCGACTTCCTGATGATGCGCTCCGACATGTGGCGCGCCATCCGCGAGCTGAATCGTCTGCACGGTGGCAACACCGCCGAGATGATGATGGTCGAGAACTTCGGCGCCCCGATGCGTTTCTACGACGGCACGCCGGTGATCATCAACGACTACATCGGCGACGATGAGGTCCAGGGCTCGGCGACCAAGACGACCTCGATCTACGCGGTTCGTGCCAACGAAGTCGACGGCTTCCACGGCATCTACGGCGGCGAGGGCATGGGTGTCCGGCTCGAGAAGGTCGGCCTGAACTTCAACAAGGACAGCACCCGCTGGCGTGTGAAGTGGTATAACGGCGCCGCGCTGAAGGCCACTCACTCCTGCGCCCGCATCAAGGGTCTGCTGGTCTGATCTAGACAGTAAGTAAATACTTACTTATGATGGGCGGGGAGCAATTCCCGCCCATTTCCTTTGTCTGGACCCCGCACACACATGACCCTGAAGTTCCTCAAGACGGCCTCGCCGCGCCACATCGGCTACACCGGCGTCCTCGGCCGCGTGATGTTCAAGGACGGCCTTTCGACCGAGATGGTGCCGCAGCTGATCCGCGACCGGATGGCCGCGGCCATGCCGTTCATCGAGATCGACGCCGAAGGCAACGAAGAGCCGGCCGGCACGCTGCACCGGATGCGCGGTGGCGTGGCCCAGCGCATGCTCCCGGCCCGCGCGCAGCGTCAGAGCGAAGAGGAGAAGGCCCTCGAGGTCTCGACCGACGCGCTCGCCAAGCAGAAAATTCCGCAGCTCGAGACCCGCGAGAGCCTGGAAGCGATCGCCGATCAGAAGGGCATCGCCGGCGTTCGCGAGATCGCCGACAAGTGGGGCGTCAAGCACCGCTCGATCAACGCCCTGATCGCGATGGTTCTGGAAGAGCAGACCAAGGCCATGGCCCGTCGCGGCGCCAAGGTCGAGACGCCGGCCGAGCCCGAGCCCGAGCCCGAGCAGACGGCCAATCCCGATCAGGAGTCCGCGTCCCAGGACGACGGACAGCTCGACCTGCTGGACGCCGCGGCCGAGAGCGAGGCGCTGCTTCGCGCTGAAGAGGCCGAAGAGGCGGCCGAGGCCATGCGTCAGGCGGCTGCTTCCGGCGACCTGACTGCCGCGCTCAACACCGACGCGCAGGGCGAATAAGCCATGAAGTTCTATCCCGAGGATTTTGACGTCGAGGTCGTCGTTCCCTTCACGGACCTGAACGGCAACGCGGTCACGCCGCTGTCGCTCAGCGCCGCGCTCTACGATGGCAATGACGAGGAGATCGTCGACTTCGGGTCGCTGCCGCTGGATGCCGGCGCAACGTCCCGGTCGATCGTGATCCCGCGCGCGTTCAATGTCCTCGAGGATGGGGCGCTCCGCACGGCGCGTATCCTGCGCATCGTGATCGACACCACCGCGGGCGCCATCCGGCGCTCGCACTCCTATGTCGTCGAGGCCGAGCAGCGTCTCGTCCAGATGACGAACACCTTCCTGACCTATGAGGCGGCCGAGATCGCCGCGCTCGACACGCCCAACACCTCCGGCTGGAACGTCTCGAGCGAGGATCAGCGCAAGGCGGCCCTGATCGAGGCCTTCAACCGGCTGACCAGCATCCCGATGCGCTACTCGCCGATGACCACGACCCAGCTCCAGCAGAGCGGCTGGGATCGCCTGATCCCCGACGACTTCACCTCCGAACGCTACATCGCCCGTGACCAGTGGTCGGAGATCACGCCCGAGATCTTCGGCGAGCTGCCGGCTCATTTCCGCAAGGCGCTGCGCAAGGCCCAGTTCATCGAGGCCAACGAGCTGCTCCAGGGTGACAACGTCGCCAAGAAGCACCGGGCCGGCATCGTCACCGAGACGATCGGCGAGAGCTCCGTCACGCTGCGCGCCGGACGCCTGGATTACGGCATCTCGCAGCAGACGATGGCCGCGCTGGCCGGCTACATCCACTTCAACGCCCGGATCGTGCGCGCATGATCCTGGAGATCCTCGATCGCCAGGCTGAAGAGGCGCGCCAGCGCTATCACAACCTGACCCTGATCTGGGGAGCGCTCTACACCCGCGCGCTTGCCCATCCCGACTTCGCGACCGGCAACACGGCCGGTGAAGTCGTGCGCGAGGCCTATGCCGCGGCCGAAACCTATCTCGAGGGCGAGAAGGACCGGATCATCACCGCGATCGACGAGATCGCTTTAGACGCTCACCTGGCCGTGAAAGACGAAATCGCGAGCATCGCAGCAGACGAGCTCACGGACGCAGCCCTCGCGCACCTGACGCAGACCCAGAACTACCTGAGCGACGAGATCATCGCGCAGATTCATCGCGACATCGCACTGGTGCGTCGCACCCTGCAGACGACGGCCCTGGTCGCATCGACCCAGGCGCGCGGCCGGCGCATTCCGTTCCGCACGGCCCTGATCGAGCACCGCATCAAGAACCCCGACGAGCTGGACTTCTCCTTCGTCGATCGCCGCTTCCGTCGCTCGCCGGCCAAGACCTTCATCGGCTCGATCTGGCGCTATGCGCTGCTCAGCGCCCACAACGAGACCACGCTGATGACTCTGGTCGACCACGGCATCGACCGGGCGGCGATCATGCGCGTCCAGGACGGCGCCGAGATCCAGAGCGAGGTCATCTCGATCACGGGGCAGGGCGGTCTGCCGGCCTATCCGGACGTCCGGAATACCTATTTTCACCCCAACGCCCGCAGCTGGCTGGCCCTGGAGCGCAATCGTGTTTGAGCCCAACCTGGTCGGCAAGCTGT